ATTAACGCAACAACGTATGCAGGTGGTGGCGGTGGCGCAGGACTTGCTGGATCAACAGGCGGTGCGGGTGGTAGTGGTGGTGGTGGCCGAGGACGCGGAACTGCTGGAAACGCAATTGACGGTACGGTAAACACCGGCGGCGGTGGCGGTGGCGGGAATGAAACGGGCGCGGCCGCGGCAGGTGGTAGCGGCATTGTCATCGTTCGTTATGCGGGAGCGCAAATTGGAAGCGGTGGAACGGTTACTAATGACGGTACTTACACCTACCACACCTTTACGTCCACAGGTTCCTTTACCTACACAGGCTAACTATGGCACACTTTGCAGAAATCAACGCAAGCAACATTGTTCAACGCGTCATTGTGGTTCCTGATTCGGAGGAAGCAAACGGAGCGGCTTGGTGTGCCAACCTGCTCGGCGGGACATGGGTTCAGACTAGTTACAACGCGACCATCCGCAAGAACTTTGCTAGCATCGGTTACACGTTTGACTCGGTTCGCAACGCTTTCATCCCGCCAAAGCCGTACCCGTCTTGGATACTGAACGAAGCCACTTGCCGATGGGATGCGCCTGTACCTATGCCACCTGGTGGGCCGTGGAAGTGGGATGAGGACACGCAGGAATGGGTATTGCCTTGATGTACTTTGCCGTTATTGTTGTTTGTATTTTAATGGGTTGCTCGCCCGTGAGTCGCATTGCCAACAACACCAACGAGATTCGCACCCAGGCTCAGTTGCTTGCCGACCACGGTATGACAATCAATGACCCGGTAGTGGTGACAGGCGCGACTCGTATTGACACCCTTGCCGCAGGGATACACATTGCCCTAGGAGGCGTTGAGGACAAGACCCCTGCTTGGATGTCAATGTTGACATGGATCGCCATAGCAGCCGTTGTAGTGGCTGTGGTGGTATTGCTGTGGCAGACAGGCCTTGGGACAATGATAAGAATTGCCGTGGGCTGGCTTCCTCGCAAACAACGTCAGGACGCAGACCTTGCCGCAGGTATGCTTGACCCATCGAAACCAGAGGACGCTCGCGAATATATCGCTGCCCGTCGTGCCTCTGATCCATACTTTGATGCGGCCTTCAAAGAGGCACGGGCGGCACACAAGGAGACACAGTAATGCTCGCAGATTTTTCTTCAACGCTTGGGTCGATTTGGTTTGCATTGGCAGCAGCCGCAATTTCCTTCGGTGCTGGATGGCTACTCAAAGGAAAGTACGGGCATAAGTTCTAATGGAAAGCATTCCGTTTCAGGTACGGGCAGCGTCAAGAAACATACATCTTGTCGATTTGGATTGCAGCCTGAAATCGAATGAATGGTGGTTCCTACTGTCCGGGGATCGCCACCACGACAACCCACACGCTGACCATGAACTCGAACTCAAACACCTTAACGAAGCGCGTGACCGCAACGCTGGCATCATTGATGTCGGTGATTTGCACTGCGCGATGGAAGGCAAGTTCGATCCTCGGCGCAGCAAGGCGGGTATTCGTGAGGAGCATGCAATGGCTCCAGACTATCTCGATTCCTTAGTACGGTACGCGTCAGACTTCTACGCCCCGTACTCAAAGAACTTTGTAGTCATTGGTCGTGGGAACCATGAGTCCGCGATCCTTAAGAATTGCGAAACAGATATCACCGAGCGCACATGCGAGCGGATGTCACAGATTTCCAAATGCAAGGTGCATGCGGGTGGGTACGGTGGGTGGGTGCGATTCAACATTGAAATGCACAAGAACGAGCGGTATTCGCTTGCACTCAAGTATTTCCACGGTGCTGGCGGTGCTGCCCTGATGTCGTTTGACACGCTCAAGATTCGACGCGCTGCTGCCGTTACTCCTGACGCTGATGTCATTGTGCAGGGTCATGTACACAAACAGTGGTTTATGCCGTTGTCGCGTGAGCGGCTAGTGTGTGACCGAGGTGGCGCACGAATTGTCAGCGACATTCAATACCATGTACGCACAGGTACTTACAAGGACGAGTTTGACGACGGTCATGCAGGTTGGCACATTGAGCAAGGCAGAGGGCCGGAAGTACAGGGTGCAGTGTGGATGCGTTTGTTCCTTGCAAAGCGCACTTCAAAGACACGAAACGGCAAACCCGACACCAAGTACACGCTCACTCCCGAATTCCATCTTGCACACTGAGGTATTGCCATGCGTGTACGACTTGGTGGCAAGTACTGGACGCTTCGCTTCGTCGCAAACATGCGCGACTACGGTGACATGCACGACCCAGGTCATTTGAAGGGTCGCATCATTCGCATCGGAACCTGGCCGTCTGAGCAGGACAGGATGGATACGCTCATCCACGAAGCATTGCACTGCATCAGACCCGAACTCGACGAGGCTGCGGTTGCTGACACTGCAACAGACATTGCGCGATTGCTGTGGAAGTTGGGCTATCGGCAGGTCATCAAATAAAAACCCCTACGCCGCAGTGTGTGGTGCTACGACGCAGGGGGAGAGGATCGGACGGATTCAGTCTAGCGGATTCGCAGACTCGTTCCGCGTGGAAGCAGACGGCAACCCGCAATTTCAGCACCTGAGTCAAGTGCTGCACGAATGGCATCCTTGTCAGGCTCACGGACAATTCGTACGAAGATCGGGTCAAGTGCAGACGGATCGTCTACCTCAAGCGATTGCTTTCCACCATTGCCGGCGATTGACAGTTTGAAACGCGGGGTTTCAATCTTGAGTTTGCCAGTGGTTTCCATTGCCGCCTTCAAGCCTTCCTTGAGGCGTGTCGCCAGCGCATCGTCGGCAGCAGCGAGCGCACGGATTCGAGAGGCTTCCTTGCCCCTCGACTCCGCACGCATTTCAAGTTCCTTGATAAACCCTGCGTAAGACTCGGCCTTGCTTTCAAGCGCACCGTCAAGTCCCGCAAGGTGCTGATTCAGCGCGTCCTGCGCTTCGGGGGAGTCGATACCCCCATCAAGAACTGCGTCCAAGATACATTGCATTTCGGATGTGATTGCGTAGAGCGACATTAGAAAGGAACCTCCTCTTTCACCGACTTCTTGGAATTGCCAAGGACGCGCATGATTTGAAGCGTGTCACCAATGCGCTCGACATCAAGGGTGATTGACTCGTTGACAGTCTCACCAAGCAGGGTCGCGTACTCCTGCACACTTGTCGCAATCCACGCAACGCCATGCTCTCCTTCAGCCTGAATAGCGTAAGGCTTGCCTGGTCGCGCCACTACGCGCAGGATCTTAAACACCCCGGCGTACTCTTCGGGATACGCGTCGGCAACGATCCGATCCTTGACAGGCTCTTCCTTTGCAGGTGCTGCCTTTGCAGGGGGCGCAGATGCCTTAGGAGCGGCCGGAGTCGCACCCTTGGCTTCTGTTGGCTTGAACGTCTTGCGAGGCTCAGGGCGGTCGTTGCGGTCGCCGCTGCTGCCAGCGTTGCCGTCATCGTCCTCCTCGCCGACTATTCCGGTGATGGCTGCAAGTGAGTATTTTCTCAAATAGGTGATGCTCGACCCCAACTGCTGCACCGTTGCACGGTCAGGAAGTGCAGACCAAATCGTTTCAGCCATCCACTCCCCGCTTGAATGCAGCAGGGTGGTGGTCACGCCGACCGAGCCGCCGTCGTTGCTGACGGTCTGAACTGCGCTGATACCGTGCGCTGCAAGTGGTGCGCGTACCGCGTTGATGATTGCACCAAGCGTTGCGTACTTTGACTTAAAGTGCGGGTTGACTGCGTCCAAGTTGGGGTTCTTGATGTGGCCGTTCGCCGCCGCCAGTGCCTTCGCCAACTCTCCGATTGTTTCGCTGCGTTGCATGTGAAGTCCTCTCTAGTGACTGCGCGGAACGCCGCGCACGACTGACACAACGTGTGTCAATGTGATAGTTATACCTTCAAGTATCCTAATGTCAACAAGTAGTGTAAATGGAAATGCGAGATTCAGCAGTATTTCCGTACGCCTTGGTGGCAACAAGACTTACGACCTGCGAATCATCGGCGTAGATAACGCCCGTAAGACCATCAAGAACTGCCCGGCACAACTTGTCAATGTCTCCGATTCCCTTGCCTGGGTGGGTCGCCGCGCCGGCGCGGAGTACGCCCTTGGCGTTGTAGTGGCTTGCCGGCCTGATAAACGTGAACGCGATTGACACGCCGACCGTCCCGTTTGTTGGCACATCAACCCACGCCGCTCGCGCTGCAAGGGCTACGGTTGCTCTGTAGGGCTTTACGCGAGCGCAGGACTCTACGAGGGCAATGCGACCACCTCGCGTCCTGAACGCCTTCTTGCTGCCTTGCGGAGCGGCGACACCAAAAACGCGGAACTCAATCAAATGCGTCACCGTGGATCTTATATCGCTCTGCTATTGCTCTTGCTAGTTCTTGTCGGAGGTACACAATTTCTACACTTGCCTCCAGCAACAACGGGTCAGTTGATTTTGAGGACGCGATTCTATCAACGATGTCCTCGGGGTAGTCCATTATCCCTCTCCCTCATACAACACCCGTTCAAGGCTTGATCTGAATCGAGCGCGTACCGCTTCGCGCATTGATTCGCATTCTTGTTGCGACGCAAGTAATTGCGCTTCAAGCAATTTAATTTGATCTTCAAGCGATCTTTGTTGAGTAATCGACCGCCAATACGCTAGTGGAATACCCGATGCAAATTCAATGCGCTCGCCTAATGATTTGACATCGGTGGGGGAACGTCCCCCACCAACGCCGTCCTCAAAAACATGTTTCATTCGGCCGCTACTTTCACCTTGTGCCGGCTACCGCGCAGGATGCGTGACACGCTCCCGGGACTAATGCCGTACTTGATGGCAATGGCACACTGGCGCATGCCTGCTGCCTTGTCAACGCGCACACCTTCAACAATGTATGGAGTAAGTTTCTTCATGGGACTTTCCTGTTAATTGATTCCAATAACGACTTGATTTCTTCGGCAACCTTTGCTTTGTCAAAGTCTACCCCACTGTCAATGACACCGCCAATGACACCAAGCATGCGTGATTGTTGCTGTAAATCAAACAAACGAGTGCGAAGTTGAGTGATAATGCGGTTGCGCTCGTTGAGCAGTTCTTCGTAGAAATGTGCGGGTGATGTACTCATTCTGACTCCTGATGGAAATGCCTTCTGATTTTGTAAGCCTGGTCTGCTCTGATGCTGACGCGGATACGGTCGTGTGCGTCAGATCCTTGTAGTTGCGCGTATATTTGCGCGACTTGGTGTCCTTCGCTGTCAAGCAAAATAATGCTCTCATTGCGCTTGCGTAGTGTGATTGTCAAGAATCCTGCTTTAGTTGACATGTCGAATCCGTGTACTCGGTGAACACTTGGCAATGAAATTCACGACTTTTTCGACATAGTCGTCGCGAATACTGTTTGCTGTATCACTTTCTTCGCGCATGCAAGTTGACGCAAACCGCGTCCCGTCAACACCGATTTCGCTGAGCGTCAGCATGTACACGCATGCTCGCCAGAAGTACATGGGTGGGTTGCCATCACCTTCGTCAACGCGGTGAAGCATTGGGTCGCTGCCGACAAGCACTAGCACTGGGTTTTCTGCTTGCATGCTCAGACCGCGTTGAATGCCTTCCTCGCACATCCAAGCAGGCAGGCCGTCAGCGGTAGTCCACTTGCAGTCGTCCATTGTTGGCCGCGCCCATCGGTTGTCATCTTCTTTCATTGTTGTTTTCCTTCTTGCGACACTTTTTGCGACAAAGTGTTGCTCTTGAAGCAATCCCAGCCATAATCTTTGGCATAATCTTCTGCTTTCATTTGGCATCCTGTTGGCTGTGTTCGTGTGTACATATCGCAAAGATTTAACCTAGCCTCGTCCCGTTCCTTGCGAAGCGTGTCCACCTGTTCCATCAAATAGTCAATCTCTTTGCACAATGTCGCTATATCTCGTAGATCGCTCATGTCGTCCTCTCAAACAAGGTTGTTGGTATTGGTAATATCCACACACGCGCTGCTCGGCCTGACCGTGTTGGTCGCTTTCCGTCAGCAACAATCAGTCCATCGTTCATTAGGCTGTTGACACACGCGCTGCAAGTCTGATGTGTTAATGACAACCGCACCTCAAGTTCGTCGCAAGTGCCTGGTTGTTGAGTGATTGCGTCAAGCACCAACGCGTTTAACGTTCCAAGGCGCGGCTGAATGTTTGACCAGGCTGCGTCTTGTGTATCCCACCGCGTTGCTTGCCGGCGCGTACTGCGCGGTTCGTTGCCGTCTGCTGACTTGTTCATGCGTCCTCCCCTGCCTCAAAGGCTGCAATGCGTTCTCCAATCCAAGTAACCACATTTACCGCCATGCTGTTTCCTAAAGCCTTGTATCGCGGCCCATCCGGGCAGTCGTCTGCCGCCTTCTTCCGCCAAGGAATGAGCGTGTAGTCGTCGGGGAACCCCTGCAAGCGTTCGCATTCCCTTGGGGTCAATCGGCGCACGGTCATGGTTTGCATCACAGTTGGGCCACTTGCGTTTACGCTTGATCCGGGTGTTCCCATTGTGGCGGCTACATCTCCCGTAATCGCACCGTTGTAGCAGTCAGTGCCTATTGCCACCGCGTGGCTATGCGCGGCTTGCAAAGTGAATTGCGGGTCACCGGGTTGCCCAACGCCAATACCGTTCTGCTGCTTGTTGATCTCACGCCCATCTTGGATATGTACAGGGATGTATGCGCCGTGACCATCTAACTCTGTGTGTGAGCGAGTGCCTCGATTACCAAGCGTCCCCGCGATTGGCTGCAACACAGCACCAAAGTTGTCCTTGTCCGGCATCCGCTGCGCCCCGTTGGCTCCGCATTTGGTCAGGGTGTCGGAGGTGTTTCCGCCGTCCCACCAGCAGCCTGCTCCAACGCGTCCCTCAGCATCTGAGGCAATTTCTTCCCGCGCCGCTCCGCTCTTCGCAGAATGCCGCTGCACGCTTTCGCGCTCAAACAATACCTTTGCGGCAGCGTCCCAGTTTCCAGCACCTCGCTCAACGAGGCAACCAACAACAAAGACTCTGCGTCTGCGCTGCGGGACGGCACGGGGATGCCGTTGTGTTCGCACCCATTGAGCGTCGAGAATCCTGTAACTGATCCCGTACCCCAACTGCACCAGCCCCCCGAGGAGGGAACCAAAATCCCGTCCTCCGTTTGACGACAAAACACCGGGGACGTTTTCCCAGACAACCCATCGAGGCCGTAGACGTGCAGCAATCGCAAGGTAGGTAAGCATGAGGTTTCCGCGTGGGTCGCGGAGTCCTTGCCGGAGTCCGGCAACGCTAAATGACTGGCATGGGGTTCCTCCCACCAAAAGGTCAATTGCTCCTGCATCTAGCGGCCACTCCTGAAATTTGGTCATGTCCCCGAAGTTGGGAACGTGAGGGTAATGATGCGCGAGAACTGCGCTGGGGAAGGGTTCAATCTCCGAGAATCCAACAGGCTCCCAGCCAAGAGAATGCCAAGCAACTGTTGCCGCTTCAATGCCTGAGCATACGGATAGGTATTTCATGCGTCCTCCGGTGGTCGAGCAGCAATGTACTTGCGTACTGGCTCCGCGTCTTCAATGGCTGCGCGTACCTCGGTCATTGGGAAGTCTGACGGGACAATGTCTTGGTCAGTGAGTTCAACGTCATCAAGCGCAATCTCAAGGATGTTCCAAGAGATGAGTTCCCAGCCATGCACCCCGGTGTAGTGTCCGGGCTTGTGGTGTTGCCAATGCACCTCAAGCGTAGCGGTGACAACGTGTTCGCTGAGGTATTCCGCAGCCCGGTCATCGGTAACCCACTCCGACAGAACGTCAATTTGCATGATTTGCTTGGTCATAGGGTCACCACCGTGTTCTGATGAATGGCAATAAATGCGCCTTCGGCAGCATCCATTTCTTCAATGCACTGGTCAAATGCTGCTTCGTTGTCAACGTCAACACAAGCGCGTTCGTTGTGAGCGCGGATGACGCGTTGGCTAACTGCATCGTTGATCTCGCGAGCCGTTGCAACAAGAACGTCACAATAAACGCGAACAAGGTACGGGTTATTTATGGCTTCGGTTACGGTCAGTTGAATCTTAGTAGTCATTGTCAATCCTCTCAAATTGAGTGTTTATAATTTGAAGGTGTCGTCCGCGCCGTCGGCGGTGTCGTTGATATATGGGTCGTTTGGGTTTGCCATTGTCAGTCCTCTCAAACTAGGTGCGTTGTCTTGAGCCGCGCTCTTGACTCACACAGAATACGCTGCCGTATTACAGCGTCAACCCCTACACTTACATAAAGTTGACAGATTTGTGCATATTGACAATTTGTAGTTGGATAATGGCAACAAATTGTTGACAGACAAGCCATGTATGATGCTTGCGCGGTGATGTGGGTAAGACTCCCACTTGCGACGAGGCACAAGGCCGTAAGGTACGCCCCTCGTTTCCCAGGCAATGGGGTAACAGAACCTACCGACGGGACAGGGCGCGGCAACGCGCCGCTGTCTGCATAAACCTATGAATAATTTGAACCTTTATGCAGATCGACATAGTTTGGTGACTGTGTCGATGCGGTCAACATTCCACTTTGACCTGTGTTTCCTGCTCCGGAAACAAACACAGCGCGGATCTTTCGATCAACGCGCTGCGCTTCCGGGGGGCTTGAGTGTACCAATTCAATTCCATTTGCACGATCCAATTCGGTTGTTATGATTCGCGGCATGAGTCAGGGGCGCAAGATCAAGAAGCCATTCGGCAAGCGTGGAGATCCAAATTGGATGGACACGATTCCTTTGACTCCTGAGTTCTTGAATCGCTCGAAAGTTCATGTGCGGAAGTACGGCAAAGTCCGAACAGACTTGCCTCCAGCCGCAAAGTAACGACAATTTGGTGGTAGGTGTGCAGCCGCATTACGAATGGGTATCGCCGACGAGGCAGCCCTCATAGCACACAAGTTGCGGTACTCCGGCTCAAGTAAGGAGTATTACCCACTGGCGAAGGTCGGTGGGAACGGACGTAGTAAGTCCATGTGCCAAAGCATCCCGGCGCATGGCCATGCGAAAGCATGTGGTGTAGTGGCATACCAGGCGAATCGTCCACCCGAAACAAGGTGAAAGACCAACAGGCATACCGATGCGCGAAACCGTGCAAGTACGCTTCTCCGACTACGGTCGGGGATGCTCCCTCAACGCTCTCCGTACAAGTACGTCAATACAACCGTCAGCATCGAAGTGCTGGGATTGAAAGAGATTTGAAAAATCTCCCTCTTCTCTTCTGACCTACAGACCCGCTCTAGCACCGGCATTGAGCCTCGCTAAAATCAAAAAAAATCACGTTGTATGCACGTTGTTGTGACATGCATAGATTTGCGCGAATCTTGATACATGTCTATACTTGCGC